ACCGAGTAGGTGGCGTTCCGCGTCGATGGCGGATGGGAGAGGCATAGGGAGGGAGGTGGGGTTTGCCGATGTGCGTCGGCTTGGTCAAATGTTTTAACGCTTACGGAGCGGTGGGCCGTAGTGGTCCACGGCGCGTAGGCGCTTGCTCTTGCCGATGAGGATACGGTAGCGGGCCTTGACCAGGGCGCCGATGTCCATGGCCTTCTTGATGTAGATGGACGCGGTATGTCCGGCCTTGAGTTTCCATTTGGCCGCCCACTGATCGCGGGTGAGGTAACCCTTGGGGGGCTTCACTGCGCTGCGGTTAATCTCGGCCATGACGGCGAGTAGCACCGGGTCGTTACCGACGCGGGTATAGAGCATCTTCCTGCGGGACTTAGGCATGAGCTTAAGGGGTGAAGGTCTTAAGGTCTTTCGTCCAGATCCATTGGCTGCCCATCTTGTGGACGAGCCATGCCTTATAATCGCCGCCCGCAGTTATAAAGCCCGCGACGAAGCCTGAGCCCCATCGGGCCGTGGCGAGGCGGTGGGCGCTGTATGCCATGTCTTCCTTGCGGCAGAGACAGCCAGCCGAGAAGGCGTTGCCGCCCCCGTGCTTGGTCAGGGCGATGCTCGCGAGGTTGTGGGTGTGGCCGTGGATGAGCGCGCCGCCGAAGGAGGCGTAGTGGAGGCCTTGCACGATCGTGGCGTTGGCGCCGTGGGCGTAGCCATGCACCATCGTCACGGGGCCTAGGCGGTAGACGCCCTTGTCTGCGCTGTAAGGCAGGATGACCTTGGCTCCGCATTTGCGGGCGTGGGCGTTGATGTGGTCCTTCACGCCTTGGCAGTAGTCGCGGACTAGGGCGGAGCCTGATCCCTGGGCGGCGTCGAGGCGGTGTTCGTGATTGCCCCAGAGCCACACGTTAGGCCGCCAGCGGTCGAAGAACTGCTTGCCTTCGTCGATGTCAGCCTGGAGCGATTCAGCGCCTTCCTTGTCCGTGCCGACGCCCTTACGCAGGGAGCGGAAGTCGTACTGATCTCCGCCGGCTACGCGGATATCCGGCTTGAAGTCCTTGGTGAACTCGTAGAGGGCCGCCAGAGCCTCCGGATCGGCCATGTCGCCGTGCGAGTCGGACGCGTAGATGAACTTGGTGAGCTTGCTCATTTGGTCAGGTGCGGGATGGGTTCGCCTTTGTCGTAGGCCGCGAGCATCTCGTCGCGGTGACGGCGGGCGGTCTCGAGGTCTTTGCCCAGGTTGTGGACGATGTCGGTCTTGCGCCGACGGATGCGCAGCCACCAGCAGTCGCCCTGCTTCTGGAGGTGGTGGTTCGGGTTGTCGGTCTTGATGTAGGCGGGCTGGTCCTTTCGCCCGGTGCGGGTATACTTGGGACAGGCGAGGAGGAAGGCCACGCGCTCGGCGGAGATGCCGATGCCCTTGGCCCATGCGATGGTCTCCTCCATGGACATGGGCTCTTCCACGATCAGAGATTCCACGTCTTTGCCAGATGACGCCCTTCGGCGAGGATGCACTGGCGGGAGTTAGGAGCGAAGACGAACTCCTGGTCGAACGAGTGGTACTGCTTTATCTCGCAGATGCTGTCGAGTTCCTCGTCGTTTGCGGGGCCGACGCCGGCGGTGGCGACGTACACGGTGCGGACCTTCCAGCCTAGGTTCCAGAGGATGGACTGCGAGACCCGCAGCTCGTTGATATATCGCCAGTCGGAAACGACGACCGTCTCGGGGGCGACCTCATCGGGGCCCATCTGGATCGGGACGAAGTGGGCGAGGTTCTCGGCGAAGACGTCCGGGTTCATGGACCGGGCGAACTTGCCCATGGTGACGAGGAGGTCGCGGTGCTTGACCTTGAAGGCCTCGTTATGGAAGTCGCCTTCCAGATTGAGGGACCAGAGGAAGTCGTTCGCGGCGTCCTTGAGGTGGGCGGAGAAGGACGTCTTGCGGGACGGGCGGCGGGACCATTCTAGGATGCCTTCCGCGAGGGTGTCCTTCCCGGCCCTTGCGAAGCCGGAGATCAGGACAAGGGTCGGAGCGGACATGGGTTCCATTAGGCGGCGGCCTCGTTAGTCTTGCGCAAGGCTTTCGCTATGCGGGCGGCGATGCGGGTCTGTCGCCCGGACATCTTCACCTTGCGCCTGACGCGGCGAAGGGAGATGGCGGGATTCTTGACCAGGGCCTCGACCAGGGCTTCCCGCAGCTTGAGATGGTTGTCCATCAGAATGGCGGGTTGTCAGGGGTGGGCTCGGCGACCGTGGGCTTCTGGGAGCCCTTAGGGTACGAGATTTTGTATTTATACTGAGGCTTGCCCTGCCATTCGCCGTTAGCCTCGACCTCCACTCCGACGAGCAGCGTCTGGCCGCACGCGGGGCTGATGTATTCCAGGAACTCGGCGGGGGTCGCGTCGAGCCTGATCTCGTTGGTGAACTTGCCGGAGAACTTGCCGACGAGCATGGCGAGCGCCTTGCCGTACTTAGTGGAGAAGTTCTTGCTCAGGCAGAATCCCTTGTCGTCGAGGAAGAACAGGCGGCAGGAGGCCGTGCCGTCTTCCCAGACCTTGACCTTGTCGGTTCCCTTGGGGCGGATGAGTTTCAGTTTGTACGTTCCATTCTGGGAGATGGACGTGAGGGGCGTGCGTTCGTTGTTGGGTTCCATGTTAGGCGAAGTTGATAGGTGCGGCGGTCGTGGTGGACTTGATGTCGATGACCTGGACTTCCTCCGGGTAGGACGGCCAGACGCCGGAGGCGCTGCATTCCTTGTAGAGGGTGATGGCCTTCTCGAAATCGGAGACGGCGTAGGACATCAGGTCCGGGCCGATCTCACATACGGCGGTGGCGAAGGGCGGTTCCTTCTCGACGAAGAGGAAGCGGAAGCCGAGGGGGCGGCGACCCGTGGCGAGCTCGTAGACGAGACGATACCAGTAGGCCTGGAGGTTGTAGCGGTAGTTGCGGATGGCCTTGAGCATCCCCGCAGCCGATGCGTCGTCGGTGGTCTTGATGTCCCAGAGGTAGTCGCCAGCCACGCCGTCGATGGCGGCCTTGAGCGGGACGCCGCAGTAGTCCACATGGTACATGACTTCGGTAGCATCGAAGACGACGCCGTGGGTCTTCAGCGCAAGGCGGGCATGAGCGGCGACCAGATGGCCGATGGCCGACTCCTCCGCGTCGAGGATGGTCTTGCCGGCGTTGGCCATGGCGAAGGCCGCCCACTGCTCTTTACCGTCCTTGGTGCGGCGATCCACGTCCGGGGCGGTGGCGTAGAGGTCGTCGAGCGTCTGCGGTTCAAGGACGGCCGCGTGAACGAACGTGCCGAACTTGAGGGCCTTGGTCTCTTCCTGGGGCGTGTTGATGTAGGCCTGATAGTGCGCCGGCGAGTTGGCGACGAGGACTTTCGCGGCGGACTGGTTGAGCGCCGGGAAGGCGCGGTATTCTTTGCGGTCGTGGATTTGGGGCATGGTGTGCGTTTGGTGGGAAGGGTCAGAGGGAGGCGGTGTTCTTTTCGATGTGGTTAAGGAGCGCGCAGACCGTGATGGCGTCGGCGGCATTCTCGATGATCAGGAAAGACCCGTTGGGCATGCAGTAACATTGGATGCCGAAATAGATGCCGTCATTTTTAGTTTTATCGGCTTCGGGGTTTTCATATTTGAACAGATACCGAAGGACGCCGGTCTTGTTGTCCTTGGACGGGAAGATGGTGTAGCGCTGGCTCATCGGTCAGAGGGAGGCGTCGTCGTCGCCGGGGTTGTGCTCTTCGACGTGCGCCGAAAGGAGGTTGCAGAGGTCGATGGCGTTGTCGGCGGCGAGGGCCACGCGGTCGAGTTGATTGCGGAGGACGCGCTCGTGAGCGATGACGGCCTTCACGCGGTCGTAGATCGGCTTGATGTCGTAGGCCTCTTCGATGTTCTCGGCGTCGAGGCGGGCGAGTTCTTCGGCGGCCTCGTTGATGGCGACCTGAAGCTGATAGAGGTCGTCACCGGCGATGCGGGCGGAGTCTTCTGGGGTGGGGCGGAGGGCGGCGACTTCGCCGGCTAACTGGCCCAGGAGGTTCCTCAGATAATCGCGGTTGGTCATTTGGTGAAGGTAAGTTCTTTGACTTCGCCGTTAGGTGCGAGCGTAAAGA